CAGAAGTCTTTAAAGCGTTGGACTAAACAGAAGTGGAGAACTGCTAGTGGTAAGAAGTCTTCAGAGACTGGAGAAGTTTATGCACCTGCAGCGACTATAAAGAAACTTAAATCAACTGCAGCCGGTAAAAAGAAACTAGCAGCAGCTAATAAAAAGAAACGAGCAGCTACAAAGAAAGGTAAGCAACACGCTAAACATGGACTACATAAAGGAAAGAAACGATGAGAGAAGAGTATAAGAAAGGTGGGAAAGCTAAAGACTCACGTTTAAAACGAGCAGGAGTATCTGGTTACAACAAACCTAAACGTACTCCTAATCACAAAACTAAATCACACATAGTTGTAGCTAAAGAGGGTTCAAAGATTAAAACTATAAGGTTTGGACAAAAAGGTGCGAAGACTGCAGGTAAGCCTAAAGCAGGTGAGTCTGATAGAATGAAAGCAAAGCGTAAGTCTTTTAAAGCACGTCATGGTAAGAACATAGCTAAAGGTAAGATGTCAGCAGCGTATTGGGCTGATAAAGTTAAATGGTAGTATGGAAAGGAAAGGAGCACAACTAGGCACACCTGAAAAACCAGTATTGATGTCTAGTAAAAAGAACAAAGGTCGTGTAGGTAAAGGTTCTAGGTTAAGACCTTTATCTGTATCTAAAGAAGAGTTTGATAACAATTGGGATCGAATATTCAAGAAATGAAAGATGGATACATAAAAAGGAAGACTTCAACAATTCCTTTTGGTTATGAACCAAGTGAGGTAGATGGTTATTTTAAACCAATACCGGAACAAATAGAAGCATTAGAAGTTGCTGAAGACTTAGTAGCTAGTGAATCTATTAGCTTACGAGATGCTTGTGACTGGATAGAATTTAAAACTAAACGTAGTATTACAGCAGCAGGTTTAAAAAAACACATAGATAAGAAGTATGGAAAACGAGAACAACGACTTGAAAGATTGGGAACAGAATCCACATCTTTACTTGACAGATTCTGACGGAGGCTTTATACTAAAGAAAGACGGTACTCCTCGTAAAAAGGGAGGTCGTCCTCAAGGTACAAAGTCAAACTATACATACTCAGATGAACAAAAAGCTAAAATGGCAGCACGAAGGGCTGTCTCCAAAAAACAAAAAGCAATCCAAAAGATTGAAAACAGACTTAAATCAAAGAGACATAATCTTAAACAAACGACTGAATTACTCAGCAAACTCGAAAGCGATAAGGAAACCGAGCAGGGGAAGGTAGTTACTCCTGATGAACTTAACGTACTTCCTAAAGCTTTACAAGCAGAAATAGATGCCGGTGCTAATGTAGTCTTTCATCCTAATGAAGGACCACAGACTGAGTTTTTAGCAGCAGACGAAAAAGATGTATTGTATGGTGGTGCTGCCGGTGGTGGTAAATCATACGCTATGTTAGTTGATCCATTAAGGTATGCACATCGCAAAGCACACAGAGCCTTAATACTTAGAAGGTCTATGCCAGAGTTACGAGAACTCATAGACAAATCCAGAGAATTATACCCACAAGCATTTCCCGGATGTAAGTTCAGGGAAGTGGAAAAGGTATGGAACTTTCCAAGTGGAGCAAAGATAGAGTTTGGTTTTTT